GGTCCCGCCAGACGACGAAACCGGCGGTTGGATTCATGAGTTTGTCGGCTGGTATCTGGACGCCAACGGCGAATACCCCGACCCGGCCAAGGCGGGCGTGATCCGCTGGTTTGCCAACGTAAACGATACGCTGCACTGGTTCGCCAGCCGGGAAACGGCCATCGCCGCCTTCCCCGACATCCCGCCCAAGTCATTTACCTACATCCCCGCCAGCGTGACGGATAACAAAATCCTGCTGACCGCTGACCCGGATTACCTCGCCAACCTGTACGGCCTGGGCAACGTTGACCAGGAGCGGCTGCTACGCGGCAATCACAAAATCAAAGAGGCCGCCGGGACCGTCTACAATCGTGCCTGGTTTGAAATCATCGACGCGCTGCCCGATGGCCCGCGCCGTGACGCGCGGTTCTGGGACTTGGCGGCCACCGAACGCAAGGCCAAAAAGGGAGCGGCCACGGCTGGCGTGCGCATGGCTCGTATCGGCAACCTGTTTGTGGTCATTGACTGCGCTGAGGAGATGTTCAACCCGGCCAATACCGACATCCTCATCAAAAACACAGCCAGCCAGGATGGGAGGGCCGTCGCCGTGCGCTGGGAAGAGGAAGGCGGCTCCGCCGGGAAACGTGATGCGGTGCATATCGCCACGATGCTGATTGGCTACGACGCGCGCGGCGTACGGCCGTTGGGTGACAAACTCATGCGCGGACGGCCGTTCGCGGCACAAGCCAAAGTGGGCAACGTCAAGCTGCTGCGCGGCCCCTGGAATGACGCCTGGCTGAATCACATGCACGCTATCCCCGACGGGGCGCGGTGGGACATCCACGATGCCACGACCGGGGCTTTTAATGAGCTGGCGACTGAGGTTGCCGCCGAGGTAAACGATAACCCGTTCTACAATTAGGTGAATTATGAATACACGCGATTTTATACCCACCCTCATCAGCCGCGCGCCCGACGCGCTTTCGCCGCTGTCTGACGCCCACAAGAGCCGTCAGCAGTTATTTGCCCTGTATTGGGCGTATTACAAAGGCCACCAGCGACGGCCGATTAAGACCCGCGAAGGGCAGCCGGACGATAACGTCATAGAAAACTGGTCCAAGAAAATCGTCAATCACGGCGTCAATTTTCTATTCGGCAAGGGCGTCACCTTCCAGACGGATGACAACCCGCAGCGCAACGAGGCGGAGTTGTATCTTGACGAGTTCTGGAAAGACGACCCCGGCCGCAATTTCTTCCCGTCGCTCTTCCTGTTCCAGTTGGCCCAAAACGGCGCCGTCACCGGTACGCCAATCATTCGCCTCTACCCGCCCAAACCCGGCGACGTGCTGCCCTACGTGCGGGCGATAGACCCGTCAATCGTGGACATCATCACCGACCCCGACGATGTGGAGCATGTGACGGCGTATCATCTGGTCTGGAAATCCGGCAAGGATTGGAAGCGTCACCGCATCGAGGAGGCCGACAGCGGCCTCATGTGGATGATTTACGAAGAGGAACACAACGGCCGTGACTTCGTGGTCACAGATGAGATTGCCTGGGAGTACGACTTTCCGCCGGTCATGCACACGCAAAACCTGATTGTCGCCAATGAGCCGTATGGCGCGAGCGACCTGCAGGACGCCGACCTAAACGACGCGATCAACTTCGTGGCCTCGAACAACAATCGGATCGTGCGTTTCCATGCCCACCCCAAAACCATCGGCACCGGCTTCCAGGCGTCGCAGTTGACCCAAACGGCCGTTGACCAATTCTGGACCATCCCCGGAGCTGAGGCAAAAGTCTACAACCTGGAAATGCAAAGCGAACTCGCCGCCAGCTATCAGCACCTACGCAACCTGGAAGAGGCGTACCATCAGGTGACGGACATCCCGCGCCTTGACCCGGCGCAAATCAACCTCGGCGCGCTGTCGGGCTTTGCGCTGCGCATCCTGTACGGCCCGCTGCTGGACAAAACCAACCAGAAGCGGCAAACCTACGGCTCGCTGCTGATGCGCCTGAACCGCGCCCTGCTGATTTTGGGCGGACGCGAGGATCAGCCGGTATCCAATGTCTGGCCCTACCCGCTGCCCGTTGACCCATTGGCGCGGGCCAATGAGTTTAGCACCCTGGCCAACATCCCCGGCGTTGACGTGTACGAAGCGGCTATCACGGCCGGATACGATGAGCCAACCGCCCGCCGTATGGCCGGCAGCGCCAACCGCACGCTGATACCAGATGAGCCGGATGGATTGCCCAATGTCTGACGTGCTGCGCCTCAACCGCCCGGCCGTTGACGCCATCATTGCCGACTTTTACGCGGCGATGAATGACCTGGCGGCGCTGGCGTTGGCCGGGGAGATTAACGAGCGGCTTTACACCCGCCGTCAACTGCTGTTGGCCCAAAACCACACCCGCGCCGCGTTCCTGCTGGCGGGTGGCGATCCGGCCAACCCGCAGGCCGCCGCCTGGCTGCGCGAGCAATTCCAGATTGCCGCCGAATCGGCGCGCAAGCTGGCGGGCGATGTGTTCGACGGCCGTTACTCGGCCATCACCGCTGGCGGCGCATTCCCCCAGACGGCCGCCGAGGGCGCGGCGAAGCTGGCCAGCCGCCTTACCTTGTGGACGTATACCATCGGCCAGGCTACGCATCGGGGCACGCTCTACCAACCCGCCTGGCTGCCGGACATCAACGGCACATGGCGCGTTGGTGACACGGAGCATTGCAGCACCTGCCTGTCGCAAGACGGCGTAACGCTGCCCCGCTCTGGCTGGCTGGCGTTGGCGGCGCGGGGCATCGAACCGCAAGGGCGCGGCCTGGAGTGCGGCGGCTGGAAATGCCAATGTGAGATTGTGTGGGAGAAATCATGACAGACACGGCCGTCGAAACCATGAAACGCATCGCTGCCCAATCGCCATTCAACGACGATACGCCCCCATCGGCGCTCATTGAGAGTTACGGCCGCGATTTGGGCGACAGCGTAGAGCCTGGGAAGCTAGACTATTTGGAGCGAGAGCTAACGGCGGCGCTTCATGCGCTGTGGCGCGTGCGCGGCGTGCACAAGAAGATTGTAAAGGTAACATACTCTATGTTATAATGTTTCATATTGAAACATGCGCCCCTCTTGGGCTGAGAGAATCCCAACGGCGGCGACGGTCAATTAAGACCGTCGCCGCTTTTTATTTTATGGAACGACTAGAAATCAACACCGACCAATACGAAGCGCATCACGGCAAAAAGCCCGCCGCCAACAAAAAAGGCGACTGGCAATTTTACGTGCCGCCTCAGTACGGCAGGCGCGCCTGGCTGTTTGTGGATATGACGTACAAAGCCGCCTGCCAGGAATTGACCGACAAGGCCACGGCCGGCGGCGTGTTCAGGGTAGCCCCATGATGGACGCGGTAATCGGTATCATCTTTGTTTTGTTGATGGTTGACACGGCCGTTCTGGCTTACGCGCTGCTTTATGACCGGCGCTGGCGCATTGACGCCCGGCGGATCGGTGGTGCCATTGCCGCCAACCTGCTCAATGAATACGGCGACGACAGCGCCGCCCTCAGCGAAGACGGCACGAAACGCTTTGCCCGAACACGCTACCTGGAATTATGCGGCGCGTTGGGTTTGCCGGAGACGGCCGTTGATTCCGTGATTGCTGAGGCATGGCGAATCGTGGGCGCAGCCAGGACGGAACCGGCGGGGATGGCCCTTTATGAGTAACCTCCCACCCCTCATCATGACTTACCCGCAGCTTGAGGCCGTGTTGCTGCCGCTGACAATCGGCTACGCCTGGGGCATGGACACCATTCATGACCTGTGGAAAATCGGCGCGCCGACGCCAGACAGCACCGCCATGCGCGAGAAGCGAATTATCTTTCCCGGCCAGCTTATAAAGTGGCTTGATGACGTATTGACGCGGCAGGGCAGGCCCCTGGATGACGCCGCGAAACTATATTCCAAAATGCTCCAGGAGAGCGCAAAATCATGAAATGGATGCACAAGTATTACAGCCCGGATTCGCTTCCGGGGGTCGGCCAGGAGCCGACCGGTGAAGGCCAGGAGCCGACACCTGCAGAAGATAAAGCTTTTGACGCCAAGTATGTGGAAGGACTCAGAGCGGAGGCGGCCAGGTATCGCAACGAAGCGAAGGCGGCCAAATCGCAGCTCTCGGAGTTGCAACCGTTGGCAGAGAAGGCCAGACAACTCGAAGACGCCAATAAGAGCGAGGCGGAAAAGCTGGCTCAAAAATTGGCAGACATGCAAGCCCAACTGAACGCGGCCCAGGCGGACGCGGCACGGGCGGCGGCGGAGCGCAAGCTAACCACCTTGGCGGTTAAGGCTGGCGTTTCCGGCGACATTCTGCCATTTCTGGACGTGTCTAAATTCGACTTGGAAAACGAAGAGACCACGTTGGCGACTCTGGCAAAACTCAAGACACCCACACCCGCAAACGGCGGCGGCCCTAGCAATCCGGGCAGAAGCGCGGACAGCAACGGGCAGTTATCGCCCGCCGATTGGTACAAACAAGCGACGGGTAAAACCCCGTCCATCTTTGGAGGTAAATAAAACTTATGGCCGTTACTCAACTCAGCGACCTAAACAGCCTGTTCAACACGATTTATGAGCGTGCGCTGTTTGTGGCCCGCGAAAATAACCTGATGGCCGGATTGGTAGACAATCGCAGCGCTACCGGCTGGATGAACCGGGTCGTCCCGGTTCGCCCGGCAATCACGGCCGTCACCGTCGCCGAGACGGAAGACTTCAATTCACCCACCACGTTTGGCAAGTCCACGAAAGCCACCCTCACCCCGGCGGAAGCCATCGCCCAAGTCGTTTTGACCGACCGCGACATGGAAACCGACCCGGACAGTGCCGTCAACGACGCCACGATGGAGATGGGCATGGCTATCGCCACGAAAGTAGACGTCGACCTGCTGACGTTATTCGCCAGTTTCACAACCACCAAAGGCGACGGCGCGGGCAACACTGCTACGCTGGAAAACATCGCCGCCGCCGTGGCTGTGTTGGGCGCCAACAAGGCCCGGCAGTACGGCCGTGTGAATGTTGTTTTGCACCCGTACCACTGGCACGACATCTGGCTAGAGCTGGGCAAGCCCACAACCAACTTCCCCGCTTCCATGGTAGCCAACCAGGCGCTGCAAGATTACTTCGTCAGCAATATGCTGGCGGCCGATTGGTACACCAGCGCCAACATCGCCATCGACAGCAGCGCCGACGCCGTTTCCGGTTTGTTCACCCGCCCGGCCCTGATGCTGGACACGCGCCGCGCGCCTCGTTTGGAGCCGGAACGCGACGCCAGCGCCCGCGCCTACGAACTGAACATCACCGCCGGTTACGCGGTCGGCATCGTTCGCCAAGAGTTTGGCGTTGGCTTCACCGCCGACGCTACGGAACCGGCGTAAGGAGAGAATGAACCATGACCGTATCTGGATATAACACGCACATTACCGTGATCACCTTTCCTGACCAGGCTGGGGCGGACGTTATCCCTGGCTTTCGTGCGCCCGAAGTTGGGGCGACCATCCTCCGCGCCGTAGCCATCCCTGACACGACTTTCGACGCCGACGGCTCGAACCACTACACCGTCTCATTGATTGACGGCGGCGCAGATGGCACGGGCACAACCGCTATGGCCTCGGCCGGTGGGGCGTCGGTTGACTGGACGGCCGACACCGAAAAAGAACTGACCATCACCAACGACAGCGTCGACGGTAGCGACTGGATTCACGTCAGCTACGCCGAAACAGGGACAGTTGCGCCGGGAAACATTACCGTGTGCATCGAATGGACGGCCGGGGGCACGTAAGCCATGACGATCCGTTCCTCTGCGTATGCTTTGTGCCGGTTAGTTGCCCGCCTTGTCAATGATGAGGCGCGAAACTATCACAGCGACAGCGAAGTGCAAAATGCCCTGGACAGATACCGCCGGGAGGCGCGTTACCTGATTCTGGACGCTTTGCCATCGTATGCCGAGGGCGGAACGGCCACCTACCTTACCTACACAGCGCCCGATGGCCTCATGTACTGGGAGACGGACGGTGTAATCACTGACAATGATTACACCGTCTTGACCCCGGCCACAGAGGATTGGACCAACGGCCGTTGGACATTCAGCACCGCGCCCAATCGCCCGCTGCATATCACCGGCTACTACCATGACCCCTACAACGCCGCCGCCGACCTGCTGGAAACGCGGCTCGCCATGATTGCCGAGAATTACGATTTTCGCACGTCAGACGGCGACGCCTACAACCGCAGCCAGGCGCGTGATGGGTTGGAGCGGTTGATAGCCAAATACCGCGCCGCAGGTGGTCCCGGTGGGCGAGGCGGCATTGCCGTCAGCACCATGCAGCGTACGGATGTGAACATCTGGTGAACCCCTTCACGACGGCCGAAATAGACGCCATGCGGGCAGAGATTGAAACCACGATGGGTAGCGATACGGCCGTCGGTTTTGACGCCCTGATTGCTTCCATTCCCGCCGGTGACGATGCCACGGCGCGGACTACGGTCATTGCCGCCCACCCCTGCCGCAACCTGCACCAGATGGACGCACAAGAAAGGGAACGCGCTGGAATGGGCACGGTGGCT